AACGTCACGAAGATGGATGCCTTTGGCTGTACCAGCCGGGGGCAGGCACACCGCGCCGGGCTGTGGCTGATTAAAACGGAACTGCTGGAAACGCAGACCGTGGACTTCAGCGTGGGCGCAGAAGGGCTTCGCCATGTACCGGGCGATGTCATTGAAATCTGTGATGATGACTATGCCGGTATCAGCACCGGTGGTCGTGTGCTGGCGGTGAACAGCCAGACCCGGACGCTGACGCTCGACCGTGAAATCACGCTGCCATCCTCCGGTACCACGCTGATAAGCCTGGTTGACGGAAGTGGCAATCCGGTCAGCGTGGAGGTTCAGTCCGTCACCGACGGCGTGAAGGTAAAAGTGAGCCGTGTTCCTGACGGTGTTGCTGAATACAGCGTATGGGGGCTGAAGCTGCCGACGCTGCGCCAGCGCCTGTTCCGCTGTGTGAGTATCCGGGAGAACGATGACGGTACGTATGCCATCACCGCCGTGCAGCATGTACCGGAAAAAGAAGCCATCGTGGATAACGGGGCGCACTTTGACGGCGACCAGAGCGGCACGGTGAATGGTGTCACGCCGCCAGCGGTGCAGCACCTGACCGCCGAAGTCACCGCAGACAGCGGGGAATACCAGGTGCTGGCGCGCTGGGATACGCCGAAGGTGGTGAAGGGCGTGAGCTTTATGCTTCGCCTGACCGTGGCAGCGGATGACGGCAGTGAGCGGCTGGTCAGCACGGCCCGGACGACGGAAACCACATACCGCTTCACGCAACTGGCGCCAGGGAACTACAGGCTGACAGTCCGGGCGGCAAATGCCTGGGGGCAGCAGGGCGATCCGGCATCGGTATCGTTCCGTATTGCCGCACCGGCAGCGCCGTCGCGGATTGAGCTGACGCCGGGCTATTTTCAGATAACCGCCACGCCCCATCTTGCCGTTTATGATCCGACGGTACAGTTTGAGTTCTGGTTCTCGGAAAAGCGGATTGCGGATATCAGGCAGGTTGAAACCACAGCCCGCTATCTTGGCACGGCGCTGTACTGGATAGCTGCCAGTATCAATATCAAACCGGGCCATGATTATTATTTTTACATCCGCAGTGTGAACACCGTTGGCAAATCGGCATTTGTGGAGGCTGTTGGCCAGCCGAGTGATGATGCATCCGGCTATCTGGATTTTTTCAAAGGCGAGATAGGGAAAAGCCATCTGGCTCAGGAGCTGTGGACGCAGATTGATAACGGTCAGCTTGCGCCTGACCTGGCTGAAATCAGGACGTCCATTACGGATGTCAGCAATGAAATCACGCAGACCGTCAATAAGAAACTGGAAGACCAGAGTGCGGCAATTCAGCAGATACAGAAGGTTCAGGTTGATACAAATAATAACCTGAACAGCATGTGGGCTGTGAAGCTGCAGCAGATGCAGGACGGACGCCTTTATATCGCGGGTATTGGTGCCGGTATTGAGAACACCCCTGACGGCATGCAGAGTCAGGTGCTGCTGGCGGCGGACAGGATTGCGATGGTTAATCCTGCGAATGGCAACACAAAGCCGATGTTTGTTGGTCAGGGCGATCAGATATTCATGAACGAAGTGTTCCTGAAATATCTGACGGCTCCCACCATTACCAGCGGCGGTAATCCTCCGGCATTTTCCCTGACACCGGACGGGCGGCTGACGGCGAAAAATGCCGATATCAGCGGTAGCGTGAATGCGAACTCCGGGACGCTCAACAACGTCACGATTAACGAGAACTGTCGGGTTCTGGGAAAACTGTCCGCGAACCAGATTGAAGGCGATCTCGTTAAAACAGTGGGCAAAGCTTTCCCCCGGGACTCCCGTGCACCGGAGCGGTGGCCATCAGGGACCATTACCGTCAGGGTTTATGACGATCAGCCGTTTGACCGGCAAATTGTTATTCCAGCGGTGGCTTTCAGCGGTGCCAGACATGAACGGGAGAATAGCGATACTTATTCGTCATGCCGCCTGATAGTGAAGAAAAACGGGGCTGAAATTTATAACCGAACGGCTCTGGATAATACTCTGATTTACACGGGTGTTATTGATATGCCTGCAGGCAGTGGCGTAATGACACTGGAGTTTTCTGTATCAGCATGGTGGGTAAATGGCTGGTATCCCACAGCAAGTATCAGCGATTTGCTGGTTGTTGTGATGAAGAAAGCCACTGCAGGCATCACGATTAGCTGAATTTTATAACCCCAATACGGGCGCCAGAAATGGCGCCTTTTTTATTGCAGAAAAGCGAGAGGTAATTATGCGTAAATTATGTGCTGTTATTCTGTCCGCAGTAGTCTGGCTGGTTGCCGCTGGTACGCCAGCGAGCGCAGCAGAGCATCAGTCCACACTAAGCGCCGGGTATCTTCAGACCCATACTGATATGCCCGGCAACGATGACCTGAAGGGCATTAACGTGAAATACCGTTATGAATTTACGGACACGCTGGGGCTGGTGACGTCATTCAGTTATGCCAATGCCAAAGATGAGCAAAAAACGCATTACAGCGATACCCGCTGGCATGAAGATTCAGTGCGTAACCGCTGGTTCAGCATGATGGCGGGGCCATCTGTACGCGTGAATGAATGGTTCAGTGCTTATGCGATGGCAGGTGTGGCTTACAGCCGTGTTTCGACGTTCTCCGGGGATTATCTCCGCGTAACTGACAACAAGGGGAAAACGCACGATGTGCTGACCGGAAGTGATGACGATCGCCACAGCAACACGTCTCTGGCGTGGGGAGCTGGCGTGCAGTTTAACCCGACCGAATCCGTGGCCATTGATATTGCTTATGAAGGCTCCGGCAGTGGCGACTGGCGCACTGACGGTTTCATCGTGGGTGTCGGTTATAAATTCTGATTAGCCAGGTAACACAGTGTTATGACAGCCCGCCGGTTCAGGCGGGCTTTTTTGTGGAGTGGATATGGCAGCAGTAAAAATCTCAGGTGTGCTGAAAGATGGTGCGGGAAAACCAATACAGAACTGCACTATTCAACTGAAGGCAAAGCGTAACAGCACCACGGTACTGGTGAACACGGTGGCCTCTGAAAATCCGGATGAAGCCGGGCGTTACAGCATGGATGTTGAGTATGGCCAGTACAGCGTCACCCTGCTGGTTGAAGGTTTTCCGCCTTCACATGCCGGAACCATTACCGTCTATGAAGGTTCCAGACCAGGTACGCTGAATGATTTTCTCGGTGCCATGACGGAAGATGATGTCATGCCGGAGGCATTGCGTCGTTTTGAGGCAATGGTGGAAGAAGCGGCACGCAACGCCGAAGCCGCCTCTCAGAGCGCAGCGGTGGCAAAGAAATCCGAAACTGCAGCGGCATCATCGAAGAACGCGGCGAAAACCTCAGAAACGAATGCAGCTAACAGCGCACAGGCGGCAGCGTCCTCGCAGACTGCATCGGCAAACTCCGCGACAGCAGCCAAAAAATCAGAAACCAACGCGAAAAACAGCGAGACAGCCGCAAAGACGAGCGAAACCAACGCAAAGTCCAGCCAGACGGCAGCGAAAACCAGCGAAACGAATGCCAAAGCCAGTGAAACTGCGGCGAAAAATAGCCAGGCTGCAGCAGCTGAAAGCGAGAGCGCAGCAGCCGGTTCTGCGACTTCAGCAGCTGGATCAGCAACTGCTGCGGCTAACAGCCAGAAAGCTGCGAAGACGAGTGAAACTAACGCAAAGTCCAGCCAGACGGCAGCGAAGACCAGCGAAACGAATGCCAAAGCCAGTGAAACTGCGGCGAAAAGCAGTCAGGATGCAGCGGCCCAAAGCGAGAGTGCCGCAGCCAGTTCTGCAAGCGCGGCGGCTGCTTCTGCCACTGCATCAGCTAACAGTCAAAAAGCAGCAAAAACCAGTGAAACCAACGCAAAGGTGAGCGAAACAGCGGCTGCGAACTCAGCGAAAGCATCGGCAGCAAGCCAGACGGCAGCTAAAGCAAGCGAAGATGCAGCCAGAGAGTACGCAAGCCAGGCTGCGGAGCCGTATAAATATGTCTTACAGCCGCTGCCTGATGTGTGGATACCATTTAACGATTCACTGGATATGATTACGGGCTTTTCGCCATCTTATAAAAAGATTGTTATTGGTGACGACGAAATAACGATGCCTGGTGACAAGGTGGTTAAGTTTAAACGCGCATCAAAAGCAACTTACATTAATAAATCTGGTGTGCTGACAGAGGCTACCATTGACGAGCCACGATTTGAACGTGATGGCCTGCTTATTGAGGGGCAAAGAACGAACTTCTTCCCGAACAGTACAGACCCTTCGAAGTGGAATAAGTCAACTTCACTGGACGTTACAGAAACAGGCACAGATAGTTTCGGTTTTAATTATGGCCGGTTTGTCGTACAGGATTCGATTGTTGGTACAAGTAAAGCGCATACCATTATCGGACTGTATTCGAGTACCGGAGGGGTTGATACTTCAGGGGACGAAAAGCATGTAACTATATCCTGTCGGGTAAAAAGTGAAGTTGATAATATCGCCGTTCGTATTTTATTTGAACATTATGATGGGGAGGTAAGGACATCAATAGGAGCAGCAAACCTGAACCTTACCACCCGCATAATTAGCAAGACAGGTCAGACAAGCCGTGTTACAGCAAGGTCTGTTAAGGATGATGCAACTGGCTGGATATTTTTTGAGGCTACATTAAAAGCAGATACAACAGAAAATACGGTTGGTGGTTTCGTCCAGTATTCTCCGGATACAGGTCAGATGGTGGCATCAGGGGATTGTCTCGATGTAACCACTCCCCAGATTGAGGCTGGTACAGGCGCATCATCTTTTATTGTTACGGGGGCTGCACCGGTAACGCGGGCAAGCGATATAGTTACAGTCCCAATTAAGAATAATCTTTATAATCTACCTTTTACGGTTCTTTGTGAGGTACATAAGAACTGGTATAAAACGCCAAATGCAGCACCGCGTGTTTTTGATACCGGCGGTCATCAAACCGGAGCGGCTATTATTCTTGGCTTCGGTTATTCAGCAGATTACGACGGATTTCCTTATTGCGATATTGGTGGGGCTAACAGGCGGATAAACGAAAATGCATCGCTTGAAAAAATGGTTATGGGGATGCGTGTAAAGTCAGATCAGTCTACATGCGCAGTAAGTAACGGGCGTATATCCAGCGAAACAAAAACCACATGGTCCTGTATTCAGAACTCCGCAATTATCCGTATTGGAGGCCAGACTACAGCCGGTTTACGCCATTTATTTGGTCATGTCAGGAATTTCAGAATATGGCACAAGGCATTGACTGATGCTCAGGTGGGGGAGTTAATCTAATGAAAGATTTAACACTCAAATTTGTCGACAGGGCCGACTTTTCGGCCTTTATGGAGAGCATTGGCTATTATGATGACGAGTCGATGCAGGATGATATTCTTATTGACGTGATAGGTAATGTGTACAAAGAAACCGGAGAACTGACTGAAGATGGCGAGCCGGTATGTGTTAAGGAGGACGGATATTTTGTAAATGTGCGCATCATTAATGATTCGCAAATATCGTCATTATTCGATGAACACGCGGTTGCTGTTGAGCATCAACTCCGTAGCTGGATGTGAGGAAGAAAAATGGCTACATCGACAGTAATTCCTGATGACATCAAAACGCTAAAGGGAGATGTCAGTAAGGCAAAGGAAGATATTTCCTCAATTAACGTAAAAGTATCAACGCTTCAGACTGATATGGACAGTGCAAAGCAGGATATCAGTACCAGATACACAAAAACAGAAGTGGATAATAAGCTGAAAAACAAAGTGGAAGTGAACGATCTGGAAAGTGGTCGTTATGGCGGAGATTTTTACCCGCTGACTGGCCGTGAAGCGTTTTATTTATGGGGATTGGGCACAACTACAGCGGCGGCAAATCTTTATCTTAATCCTGACCCTGCAATTTCGTCTGTGCTGCGGTCAACATCGTCTATCCGCTATAAACATTCAGTAGAGACGATAGATTCAGAGCACGCCGATCTCATTTTCAGGATGCGCCCTGTGTGGTACAGGTCGCAATGCGAAAATGACAGGCGTGACTGGGGATTCTATGGATTGATTGCCGAGGAAGTAGGAGAAATTGCCCCTCAGTTTGTTCACTGGCGACCAGCCAACGAAGATGATGCACCGGAAACCATTTCCAGCAATGGCCTTGTTGCCGAAGGTGTAATGTACGAACGTCTGGTTGTTCCACTGATTCACCATATCCAGAAGCTGACTGAAAGAGTTGATGAACTTGAGTCAGAATTAAAGTTGTTATCCGTTTCCCGAAGCGATATCGGATAAAGGAGGCGTAATGGATATAACACCTTTCCTTCATGCACTTTGTGCTGTGGCTGCGCAGGTACTGGTTGGTCTTTTTACCGGAAACTGGGCTTACGGAGCGATAGCCGGTTGTACGTTCTTCATTGCGCGTGAACATACCCAGGCAGAATATCGCTGGATTGAAATGTTCGGGCATGGCAAGCGAATGAATATGCCGTGGTGGGGCGGTTTTGATCCGCGCGCGTGGGATGTGGCAAGCCTGATGGATTTTGCTGTGCCGGTGGTGGCGTGTCTGCTGATCTGGATGTTGATCCGTTAA